CTTGATGGCTACGAAATGTGTGCTGATTGTATCAAAAAGTATCTGACAGACGAGGGCAAACGGAAATTAGAATGCTTGCTTGTTGCTGTGAGAAATGCGGTAGAAAGTGAGGAATAAGATATGTATTTTATAGATATGCATTTTATAGAAAGAGGTGGTAAAAAATGAAAGAATTATTTGAATATATATTAATAGCATTAGCGTGCCCTTTGATTTTGCCATTTGTTGAGCCACAAAAAAATGAGGAATAAATATGAACGATATAAAAATGTGCCCTCTAATGATAGGGCAAGAAGAAAGAAAAGCCATTACCTACGGACAAGGGGATGTTATAGTACCGATTCTTTATCCGTGCATTGGCGAAAAATGTATGGCTTATGATGGCAATGGGAATTGTGATTATTGGTTAAGAACAACACAGACGGAAAGTGCAGAGGAAAAGGAAATATGTCCAGGAAATTGGAAAAAGAAATGAAAACTGCAGCGCCTTGGTTAAAGGCGATTGCTGAATATCTGCTCAAAAGAGATGATATAAAGGAAAATCTTGAAAAGGAAAACAAGAGCCTTTCAGAATGCGGTAGTTTCATAATGACGGAAGCAAGGAGGAAAGGAAGAAGTGTATGCATGACAAATGAGGAAGTGTTTGGGTTGGCAGTACACTACTATGATGAAGATGATTTGAAGATTAATAAGAATATAAGCAATCAGGCAAAGGTAGAGAAATCAGAAGTCAGCAAGCCAGTACAGGAAGAAAAGCCTGTAGAAAAGGTTGATATCGAAGAAATTGTTGAGAAAAAGGTACAGGAAAGGTTACAGGCGATTGAACGCAAGAAGAAGGGAAAGCGAACTAAGAAAAAGATAAAGAAAAGCAATGTGGAACAGGTATCGCTGTTTGACTTATGAAAAAATTAGATATCATTATAGAAGATCTAAAAAAAATCAAAGAAATAAGAAAAGGATTCTTTGATGAATTCATTGAAAAGGAGTTCATGAATCAGCATAAGCTGATATTCTTTCATACATCCCATGTAAAAGGAAGATGGATGTACTATTGTACGCACTGCAACAATTTTCATGTCGTAGATAGCAACTGGAAGGATGGAAGCAGGCATAAATGCATGAACTGTAGAAAAGTGCTAGAAGTACAAAGATATAAGAAAATTGAAATGGAAAAAAGTTACATTGTGAAATTTGAAGTAAATTCACAAGATGAGCTTATTGTAAGACATTTCTATCTCATGAGAGATATAAGAAAGAATCCGTATGGCTATAATACTTTTATGGATCTTATGGAAGTAGGGAGAGAGAATCGAAAGTGGTCTATAGCGATAAAAAGAAATACAAGAAAAAATCTAGGTGGATACATATATCACAAATTCTGGGGTGAAAACGAAGTATGGGCATATGATAGAACACGATATTGCGATTGCTACCCTGCAACGCATTTGTATACACGTAATTTAGGAAACGTACTGAAAAGAACGGGTTATGAATATTCGGGTTGCAGAGAAGCCATAGCCAAGGGACTAGACCCGATAAGCTACCTGTCAATGTACGATAAGTGTCCAAATCTTGAAAGACTCGTCAAGAGCAATGCTACAGCGTTCTTGAAAGATCTAAAGACATTTGGTAGAGATTACAAGCTAGCAATCCTGAACAGAGCTACATCAAAGAAGATAAGCAAGATAATAAAAAACGATTTGAATTGTGCTGAAGCTGAAATATTGGTCAATAATGATATGATCAATCCTGATATAGGACTGATCAGGATGATGGCCTATGTCAACTTTAATGAAGGATATAAGAAAGCATTATCGAAGAAGAAGACCATCAAGTACATATTTGAAAGGAATCAGACAACAAAGAAAAAAATCAGCTATGCTGATTATAAGGACTATGTTGAAATGGTCGATGCAACAGGAGCTGAACAGGAAAGATATCCGATCAACTTTTGGAAGGCGCATGATGAAGCCAATAAAAATTTCAAGATTATCAAGAAAAAGCACTATGAGAAGCTCATAAGACAAAGAAATTCATCAAAAGAGATTAGAGACCTGCAATATGAAAACAAGTATTTAATGATAAGAGCAGTGGAACATATCGGAGAATTGGTTGAAGAGAGCAGAAAGTTGCACAACTGCGTAAGAAGATATGCAGAGGATGTTGCAAAAGGAAACACCAATATATTCTTTATAAGAAAGATTGAAGACAAGCAGGAACCATATTGCACGCTCGAATTGAAAGAGAGAAGAGTTGTACAATGCAGAGCTGTATACAATACAAAGCCGAATGATGAAGTTGTTGGCTTTGTAAACGATTGGTGTGAAGATAATGGATTTATTTCATGCTTTTAGGAGGAAAAGAACATGACGGAAATTGAAAGACTTAAAAAGGATAATCTATTGCTAAAGAAGAAGATTGAAGACATGGAGATAAGAATGAGCGTTGATATGCACATCAAGTATGAACTGGCAATTAAGCGACTAACAAAACAGGTTGAGGAGTATAGGGCTGCATATTCCAATGCTGAAAGAAAGAGAGCGCTGATGGCTGAGACATTGGCCATTGAGACTGCTAGATCAGCAGCTTTGAGAAAGACAACTAGAAAGTTGAGAGCATATGTCAGAGCACTTTAAGAAATCCGATAATATTAATCTATCGGACGAGATGCAACACCTTTTGGTGGTAAGCATGGAGACAGGGTATAGATATGCGCTGAGAGACAAGAGAAATGAGATGTCAACGATAAAGGCAGCACTGGAGAGAGCAAGGTACAGGATTGAACAGCAGGAAGAACTGCTGAGGATGGCCAACGACAAGGAAAGATTGCAGTACATGTTTGAGAACAGGTACAAGATAAAAGAGTATGACAGGATGCGTAGACAGGCACAGCGCCTATTGGAAGAGAATAGAGAACTGAAAAGGAGAAATGCAAGGCTATGGAAAGAGCTACAATAGAGTTTGCTAAGGATGAAGTAATAATTGTTGAAAAGGATTTGGATAAGGCACTGTACAACTTCCTTACTAAATGCTTCAAGGTGTTTGAAAAGGAGAATGATACAAGAGTGCTTGTATATGATCAGTTCGGAAATGTCACAATGAAAAGCGGTGGAATATGTATGCAGTACATTCCAAATGCAAAGTATGATGATGAAATGCATATGGATAATGTAAGCTTCTTTGATATAACAAAAAAGCCCAAAGGAGCATACAGGCTTGAAAGAATCAAGCGTACTGATGAAATGGAAAGAGATTTCAGAGAAATGAAAACAGCATTGAAGAAGCTAGGCGGTGTACAGGAAACGATAGATGAAGATGAACCTCACATTGCATCGCTTGTATCTATTGCAACAGGAAAGGCAATACTGGATTCAAGACTAAGATATCTGATTGGATTTGGTGAAGGAGAAGTCTACATGAATGAAAGCAATGTAATCATTGAGCAGTCCATCCATGCAAGAGATACACAAAGTATAAAAAGGATTGCAGTAAATGCAGTAAAGCTATAAAAATTATACAAAAAGTATTTTGTGGATAAAACATACATTATATGCAGTAGTAATGGGCGAAAAAACAAATTGAATTAATTGGAGATATTCTAGGGATACGTCCAATTATTATAGATTACAAAAAGTGAGGACTAAGGAATGAAGATGAATTAAATTTATACCATTAACTTATATCAGCGGTATAAAGACATACACTAAAGGAAAATAATGTTTGCCAACAGGATTTAGATAAATAAAATGCATGAGATGAATCATGCATGAAGTAAAGATGCTAATGCTGAATCAACAAGGACCTTGCGCAGTCTGAATTGATTGAAAGAAAAAGGAAAGGAGATACTCTTATTGTTAATGGTCTATACGTAGGCGCACATGAAGTCAGATAATAAAACGAGAGGAGAGTAACACCATTCCAAAAACCTTAATCAAACTTCATGGTCTCATGCATCTTTATTTAATGGATGGTTCATCTTGAACCGGAAAGGAAAAGATATGAACGAATTGATTATATTATTGCGTTCTTATAGAAATAATTATTATGAATGGCTTGCACTGAAAGAAAATACTGGTGTGAAGTCACCAGGATATGAACTGCAGCTATCAGGATATTCTGATAAATCAAAGAGACTGCTGAAGGATATCCGTAGAAAAGAAGAATTGGAAGAAGAAATGAAAAAGGTAGAGGATACCATAAAGCTGTTATATGAGAATGAGAACAAGGAGTATTATAGAGTAATGTATCTAAAGTACATCAAGTTTATGAGACTTGAAGATATTGCAAGTATGATCCACGTATCAAATGCCACAGTGTATAGAACATACGACAAAGCAAAGAAAGAATTGCTAAAAGTCGTAAAAGTTGAGAGTAAATGATAAGTAATGATAGTGAATGAGAAAAGAAAACGTGGTAATATGTTATTGTTGGTAGATGCAACAAAGGGAGTCATATTAGCATGTGGCCCCCTTTTATTATGGGAGGATACATTATGAGACCGGATAGAAGTGGCCCCCACCGTGTGCAATTCGAGAAGAATAAGAAGATTCTTTTGAAGACAAGGAATGTATGTGGCATTTGTGGTAAGCCTGTGGATGTGTCGCTTAAATATCCGCATCCTTTATCACCGGTAATTGATCACATTGTGCCTGTCGCAAAGGGTGGACATCCATCTGACATGGATAATTTGCAGCTTGCGCACTGGCAATGCAATAGATACAAGTCAGATAAGCTTTACAGTGAAAAAAAGGAAGAAAAACAGGTGATTGGCAACAGGAATCTTCCGCATTCTATCAATTGGATTGCCTATAGAGCAAAAAAAGAGTGAAAACTTTAGAAAGAGGGGGGTTATCTCCCTACAGCCCCCTCGTTCAGACGTTCGCACTGTTACTGTACATTTTTTCTCGTGCGGTCTTTTTTGCTTTGGAGGATAAATAAGTAAACAAAAAGAAAAAGGAGGTGTATGAGGCAAGAAATGAAAGGAATGGGCTATCTCAGAAGAAAGCTTGCGACAGTTGAGGGGCGAGCTAAAATGAGATATAAGAAATATGCCATGAAGGAATGGGACAGTGATTTGAGCATCACTATTCCTCCGAGAATAAGAAACCTTTATAGAAGCTGTTTGGGTTGGAATGCGACTGGTGTAGATGCACTGGCGGACAGGCTTGTATTCAGGGAATTTGCCAATGACGATTTCAATGTAAATGAAATATTCAAGCAGAATAATCCTGATGTTTTCTTTGACAGCGTTGTTCTTTCATCATTGATCGGTGCATGCTGTTTTGTCTACATTTCAAAGAATGTTGGCGAAGCTCCGAGACTGCAGGTTATTGAGTCATACAATGCGACAGGCATTATTGATCCGACAACAGGACTGCTTGAAGAAGGATATGCTGTTCTAAAGCGAGATGATAATAACAAACCTGTCATTGAAGCATATTTCACAAGCAATGAGACATGGTTCTATGAAAAGGGGATGGAACCGTACCGAAAGGTCAATACGGCAGGAGTGCCATTGCTTGTACCGGTTATTCATAGACCGGATCCTGTGAGACCATTCGGCAGAAGTCGAATAACACGTAGCGGGATGTACTATCAAAGATACGCAAAGCGAATGCTGGAAAGAGCAGAGGTTACTTCCGAATTCTATTCTTTCCCACAGAAGTATGTTCTGGGGTTGTCACAGGATGCTGAACCTATGGATAAATGGAAAGCGACAATTTCCGCCATGCTGCAGTTCTATAAGGATGAAGACGGTGATAAGCCAACTGTTGGTCAGTTCGCAACAGTCAGCATGTCTCCATTCGTTGACCAGATACGTATGGCGGCATCAGGATTTGCAGGTGAGATGGGACTTACATTGGATGATTTGGGTTTTTCTTCTGACAATCCGTCTTCGGTAGAAGCAATAAAAGCTTCGCATGAAAACTTACGACTGGCAGGAAGAAAGGCCCAGCGATCAATTGGAAGTGGTCTACTCAATGTGGCATATGCTGCAGCTTGTCTTAATGATGATATTTGTTATTCAAGAACACAGTTTGTAAACACAACTGTGAAATGGGAACCGCTATTTGAGGCTGATGCCAACACATTAACACTGATCGGCGATGGAGCAATCAAACTGAACCAGGCAATTCCGGGATTTGTTGATGGTGAGACAATACGTGACATAACAGGCATAAAGGGTGCATCAACAGCTCCATTGATTGATACTGAGGAAGAAGACAATGAATGAAGATATGCTCCCTAAGATTCTTGAAGAAGTAAAGAAAGCGTTTGAAGAAGGATACACAAGCAACATAAAGATATCGTCTTTGGTCAACAAAGTAGATTCAAAATCAGCAACATATATTGATGCAAATTCGTATGCAATAGAAGTAGGAAAAATATTAGCCAATACATTTAAGAATAAAATCTGTTCCAAAGAACTGCCGGATGGTAGGATGTATTATAACATTGCCAAAAGACTAGTGGACGACACACTAAAAAACAACCATAGGCTCATATCAGATTATACGGTGAGTGTGCAAAAAGAACTCAATAGAAAGGCTAAATTGAGTCTTGCTGCAAAAAAGCCAAAAGTAAATGAGGATAGAATACGAGGAATAGTTGAGAGAATATCAAAAGAGGAAGATTATGATAAGATCAAATGGATTCTTGATGAACCAGTTATCAACTTCTCACAGGCGATAGTTGATGATGCTATTCAGGAAAACGCAGCTTTTCATGAAAAAGCTGGACTGCATCCGAAGATAACAAGATTATCAACAGGAAAATGCTGTGAATGGTGTTCAAGACTTGTAGGAACATATGATTACTTGGGGGCGCCATCAGATGTTTTTCATAGACATCAGAACTGCAGATGTAATTGCGACTATAATCCTGGTGATGGAAGAACTCAGGATGTATGGAGTAAGATATGGAAAAAGAATGAAATCAAGGATAGAAGAAATAAGAGAATAGAAGACTATCACAAGAAACTTTCTAGAAAAAAAACAATAGAATCAATAAAAAAGGACATGAGACGGATTGATATGGCAACTGCTAACGCAGATGATATAATTAAGTTAGGAAAGCGAGTTAATGAAGAATTCAAGATAGCTGATCATCTTGGTGATAAGAAAGAACTGAAAAGTATTTTTAGCAATTTCAGAGAGATGGGCGGCAAGGTACCTAGAGATAGATGGACAAAAAGACAAAATAGAGTAGTAAGAAAGCAATTAGAGGAAGCTTTTTCAAATTATCCGGCAGAGTGGTCAAAAATATTTGAAAAAGAAGACATTTTTTTGGAGACAGTAAAAAAGCCACGTGGATATTTCAAGACGAGAATGGACAAGAATTTCAACTATATCTTTCAGATAGCTTCTGAAGGGAAAAGAGTCGCTACACCTTATCATGAAATCGGACATATTGTAGAAAACTGTAATCCTGACGTCTGTAGAATCGAAAAAGAATGGCTAGAGAAAAGAACGAAAAATGAGAAAGAGGTAAAATTAGCCTCTATCTTCCCAGAATTAGGGTACGGAAGAAAAGAAGTCACAAAAAAAGACGATTTTATAAGCCCATATATTGGAAAACAATACAAGAATGCATCAGAGGTCCTTAGCATGGGATTACAGGGGATATATACACCGGAAGAAAAATTTAAGAAAAGCTATGATTCGGTGAAAGGTGAATATATCTATAAGTCTATAGCGGATGATGAAGAATATCTTAATCTGATAATCGGAATTATTTTGAAAGGATGATAACGATGAAAAGATATGAAGAATGGAAAGCTGCAACAGAAGAATATGAAAAAGTTTTTGGCGAGGGGTCTCTTGAAAAAGTGATTGAATTCATTTTTGATCCTCAACTTGACATGATGGATGAAGAGGATTTCCAGGACGGAATAGATAAACTTATGGCGGCAATAAGTAAAAGAATACCATTGCCACAAATGAGCGACGAGGAGTTTGAGACATATTATTTTTAATCAGAGCACAATGATATAGCATATCTTTGTGCTTTTGTTTTGAAAAAAATAAGAGTAAGAACTAGCATGACAAGGACAGAAACACGCAAAGGGCGTCAAAAGCCAACACAGTCAGCTATTCTTCCATATTCAAGAACGTTGGCAAGTGAAGCTATTAAGATATATGAAGAAACTGGGCTGAAAGCCTATCCTTGGCAAAAGATTCTATTAGAAGCCATTATGGCAGTTGATGATGGACTTTGGGTTCATCAGAAGTTTGGATACTCGCTTGCACGACGAAATGGAAAAACGGAAGATATCTATATGCTTGAAATGTGGGGGCTTGAACATGGTCTCAACATTTTGCACACAGCACACAGGATATCCACTTCTCATGCATCATTTGAGAAAATGAAGAAATACATGGAAAAGCGAGGACTGGTTGACGGAAAGGATTTCAATTCAATTCGTGCAAAAGGGCAGGAAAGAATAGAACTTTATTCCACAGGTGGTGTAATTCAGTTCAGGACAAGAACATCAAACGGTGGTCTGGGTGAAGGCTTTGACATGCTGATCATTGATGAAGCGCAGGAATATACAATAGAACAGGAATCAGCGTTGAAGTATACTGTTACCGATAGTCAAAATCCTATAACCGTAATGTGTGGTACACCACCAACACCGGTATCAAGCGGAACCGTGTTTACAAAATATAGAGATACATGCCTGTTTGGAAGAGCTAAATATTCCGGATGGGCTGAGTGGTCAGTGTCCGAAGAAAAGGATATGGATGATATTGATGCATGGTATCAGACCAACCCATCGCTAGGATATCATCTTACTGAAAGAAAGATAGAAGCTGAGCTTGGAGAAGATATGTTGGATTACAATGTTCAAAGACTTGGATATTGGCCAACATATAATCGAAGATCAGCAATTTCAGAGACGGAATGGAAAGCACTTCTTGTTAATCAGATGCCGGAGCTGAAAGGAAAACTATTTGTTGGAATCAAGTATGGAAATGATGGAACAAATGTTGCAATGAGCATTGCAGTGCGAACGGCTGACAAGAATATATTTGTAGAGAGCATAGACTGTAGATCAGTACGATCAGGTAACATGTGGCTGATCGCATTCTTAAGGGAAGCTGATGTTGCAAAGATTGTCATTGACGGAGCAAGCGGACAAAATATACTTCAAAAGGAACTGGAAGAGTATAGAGTCAAGAACATACTGCTTCCAACAGTAAAAGAAGTCATAGTTGCGAACTCAATGTGGGAACAGGCAATTTATAAGAAGTCATTAAGACATGCGGAACAACCATCGCTAGATAAAGTGGTAACAAATTGTGAGAAAAGAAATATCGGATCCAATGGGGGATTCGGATATAGAGCGCAGTATGATGATATGGATATTGCGCTAATGGATAGCGCCTTGTTGGCGCATTGGGCTTGTGCAATGGATAAGCCAAAGAGAAAACAGAAGATTATCTACTAGGAGCACTCAGTGAGCGCTCTTTTTAGATATGGAATTTTAACCTTACGCAAGGGTAAATGCGGAGAAAGGAGGCATTCACATGCCATTTAAAAAAATTGAAACACAGGAAGAACTGGATCGTATCATCAGCGAGAGATTAAAGAGAGAAAAAGAAAAGTACGCTGATTACGATGAACTGAAAGCAAAACTAAAGGATTTTGAAGATTCAGCATCAGACATTGATGAACTGAAAGAAAAACTAAAAACGCTTGAAGAAGAAAATGAAAAGCTTTCAAGCAAGAAAGAAGAATATGATGCAAAGAATACTGAATTGGAAGACCTTAAGAAGAAACTTTCAGGAATGGAAAGAGAGAATTTATTGAGAAAGGTAGCTAAGGAGCATGGCATTCCGGAAAGCTTTGCTAACCGTTTGCGTGGTGAAGATGAAAAAGCACTAAATGCGGATGCAGAGACATTGTCGGAATACATGAAGTCTTTAGAAAAACCAGCACCACGAAAAGACGTTGAGCCAAGTGGTGTAGGAAGCAGTGACGGAGCATGGAAAGTCATGTCACAACAATTGAGAGGAGAATAGAAGATATGCCAGCATTAAAATCAGTAGAATTTCCAAAAGAATTAGTAAAGGAAGTAATGAGCAAGGTAAAAGGCCACTCATCATTAGCAAAGGTTTCATCACAGAAACCAGTTCCATTTTCAGGAACAGAAGAATTTGTATTTAATTTAGAAGGTAACGCACAAATCGTTGGTGAAGGAGAACAGAAAAAAGAAGGGAAAGCTACATTAGGCTCTAAAGTAATCAAGCCATTAAAATTTACCTATCAAGCACGTGTAAGTGATGAATTTATTCGCTGCTCTGATGAAAAGCAGGTAGATTATTTGAAGCTTTTCTCAGAAGGTTTTGCAAAGAAGATTGCAGTTGCTTTTGATTTGGCGGCAATGCATGGTGTAGAACCAAAATCAATGACAGATGCCAGCTTTAAGGGCACAAACTCATTTGATGGATTAGTAACTGATAATTTAGTAACATATGATGAAACAAAAGTTGATGATAACATTGATGATGCAATTCAGATGGTAACTTCAAATGAGAGTGAAGTAACTGGTCTAGTTATTGCTCCAGCAGTAGGTCAGGCATTAGCTAAGATTACTGTAAACGGAGTAAAACAGTATCCGGAATTTAGATTTGGACAGGCGCCGGAAAAATTCTTTGAAATGGATTTGGATAAGAATAAGACTGTTTCAACAAAGAATGAAAATGGCGATGAAGATATGGCAATTACAGGTGATTTTGAAAATTACTTTAGATGGGGATATACAGAAAGCATTCCATTAGAAGTAATCGAGTATGGAGACCCTGATCAGACTGGTAGAGACCTTAAGGCATACAACGAAGTATGTTTAAGAGCGGAAGCATACATTGGCTGGGGAATCCTTGATGAAACAGCGTTTGCTAGAGTGGTAAAAGGATAATTCTATGGAATACAAGAATAAGAATACAGGAGCAGTCATCAGCACAGCATCTAAGCTTGCTGGTGCCTGGGTTCCTTTAAAAAAAGAAAATACTAAAAAAGCTAAAAAAGAACAGCTGAACAAAGAAGATACTAAAGAAGCTGATGAAGAAGAACCAAAGAAAAAGTAGGTGATGAACGGTGTCAGCATTTGCAACAATCGAAGACCTAAATACATTATGGAGACCGCTGAAACCTGACGAAGAAGAAAGAGCAATTGCATTGCTGGATATTGTATCTGATTCATTGCGTTATGAAGCTGAAAAGGTTCATGAAGACCTTGACTTGAAAAAAGAAAAAAGCAAGGCTTTTGAAAATGTATTGAAGTCTGTCACTGTAGACGTAGTATCCAGAACATTAATGACTTCCACGGATCAGGAGCCAATGACACAATTTTCAGAGAGTGCAATGGGATATTCCTTTTCAGGAAGTTATCTAGTTCCTGGGGGTGGTCTTTTCATAAAGAAAAGTGAACTTAGCCGACTTGGGCTAAGAAAACAGAAATACGGAGTGATAGATTTCTATGGCACAGAAGATTAAAGGCATCCCAATAATTCTTTTAGAAAAGAAAGAAATCGGAAAAGATGCATTCAACAGAATGCAGTATGAAGAAGTAGAAGAAAAGGTTGAAAATGTTCTTGTTGTTCCTGCGTCAAGTGATGATGTTATTAATCAATTAAGTTTGACAGGCAAAAAGGCTGTGTATTCCTTGGGAATCCCAAAGGGTGACACTCATAACTGGGTAGACAGAAGAGTCAAGTTTTTTGGAGAGACTTGGAAGACAATAGGAATCCCTCAAGAGGGGATAGAAGAACTTATCCCCCTTGACTGGAATAAAAAGATTGAGGTTGAGAGATATGAGTAAGTTTGATTTTGTTCTTAATGAGGCAGGAGTAAGACAGCTTCTTAAGAGCAACGAAGTAAAAAGTACCATTGGAGATATTGCTAGACAAATATCATCATCAGCCGGAGAAGGTTTCAATGTTGAGATTCATACCGGTGAAAAAAGAGCATATGCAAATGTGATACCTGTAACTGAACAGGCACAGCGTGAAGTATATAATCACAATGTACTTGTAAAAGCATTGGGGAGCGTGAAGAAATGATAATCACAGAAGAAGTAATTCAATACTTAGCTGACAGGATAGACGTGGGTGTTTATGCTGAAAAGCCACAAACCGACGAAGCAAGATATATTGTCGTTGAAAAAACAGGTGGAAGCAGAAAAAACATGTTGCAACAGGACACTGTAGCAATTCAGTCGTATGCTCAGTCAATGCTTGAAGCTGACAGACTCAATGAAGAAGTAAAAGAAGCAATGGATGAAATGAACCAAATGAAAGAGATATCTGCATCAAGATATCAGACAGATTACAATTTTACTGATATCAGTACAAAGGAGTACAGATACCAGTGCATTTATGCAATAACACACGTAGTGTAGTTAGGAGGAAAAAATGAACGATACAAGAAATATTGCAACAGGCAAGCCAAAAATCGGCGGTGCTGTTTATAGTGCACCAAGAGGCACAGCGTTGCCAACAAACGCAACTGATACGTTAAGTGAAGATTATGTATGCTTAGGTTACGTTTCAGACGATGGAGTGACAAACTCAACAAAACGAGATAGTGACAGTATCAAAGCATGGGGTGGAGATACAGTTGCATCCCCTCAAAAGGAATTTACAGATGAATTCAAGCTTACATTTATTGAATCATTGAATTCTGATGTCTTAAAGACAGTCTATGGAAAAGAGAACGTATCAGGAAAACTAGATACAGGAATTGAAATCAAAGTAAATTCAAAAGAACTTGATAACAGTGTATATGTCATTGATACGGTTATGGGAGATGCAGTAAAGCGTTTTGTAATTGCTGATGCGAAAGTTACAGAAGTCGGTGATGTAGCTTACAAAGATAATGAGCTTGTGGCATATGAAACAACGCTTACAGCATATCCGTCAACTGCATTGAATGGTGATACGCATAGAGAATACATGGTGAGTGGGGGATAAAAGATGGCTGAAATCGTTAAAGGAAAGACAAGCACAGGATTTGAATACGTAATCGACAAAGAAATTGTTGATGACTGGAATTTTATTGAAAGACTTGCAAGACTTGAACAGAATGCAAGCGTAAGTGAGACAATTAACGTTATCGTGACTATGATTGGAAAAGATGGCTATGAGAACTTAAAGAAACACTGTCAGACGGATACCGGAAGAATTCCAATCAAACGATTAATGAATGAGTATTACGAAATCATGGAAGAGAATGACATAACAAAAAACTAATGTTCCTCGCAGACTGTGTGAAAAACTATGAAGATGATGTGATATGTGACTTAGCAGAAACGTATCACATCTTTTCATACAAAGAACACAAACCAAGCTTTATCGCAACACTTTTGAGTGGGCTAAAGGATGATGCAAGAATCTCAATGAGACTTGCTGGAGTAACTGCTGATACAAAGACTCGGCTTTTGGCAATGATTGCAGATTTAATTAGAGCATTTGGTGGAAGTTTTGATGGAGAAGAAGGTACATCAATATATGACACATTCATTAGAACGCAGGAAAGCAAAAAGGCAACAGGTTTCAATACAGTAGAGGAATATGAGAATAGAAGAAACGAGATTATTACAAAATCGAAAGAAAGGAGGTAAAAAGTGGCTATTGAATTAGGAAAAGGGTACGTTCAGGTCGTACCCTCAGCTAAAGGAATTAAAGGGCTGATTACTAAGGAAATGGGGCCGGAAGCCAAGGCGGCAGGTGAAGCATCAGGAACAAGCCTTGGTGGGTCGCTTATCGGAAAGATAAGAGGTGTGATTGCTGTTGCCGGAATAGGGAAGTTTATTGGTGATTCACTTACACAGGGTGGAAAACTTGAACAGTCCATTGGTGGTGTGGAAACACTATTTAAGAAGAATGCGGATATCGTAAAGAAGAATGCAGAAGTGGCTTTTAAGACTGCCGGAGTCAGTGCAAACACCTATATGGAAAATGTTACGTCATTTAGTGCCTCAATGATTTCATCGCTCGGAGGGAATACTAAAAAAGCTGCAAAATATGCAAATACTGCAATGATTGACATGTCAGATAACGCAAACAAGATGGGTACTAACATTGAAGATATTCAGCACGCATATCAGGGCTTTGCAAAACAAAACTTCACAATGCTTGACAACTTGAAATTAGGATATGGCGGGACTCAGAAAGAAATGAAAAGATTGCTTGATGATGCAAGCAAGATATCAGGGAAGAAATATGACATCAGTTCATTTGCTGATATTACAAAGGCAATACATGTAATCCAGAACGAGATGGGCATTACTGGAACGACAGCCAAGGAAGCAGCAACAACGTTTGAGGGTTCACTAGGCTCAATGAAAGCAGCTGCAACTGATCTGATGGGAAATCTGGCATTAGGAAAGAACATAGGACCGTCACTAAAAAACCTGATTGATACAACAGGAACTTTTCTGTTCGGAAATCTTCTTCCAATGGTAGGAAATGTATTGAGTGGAATAGGAACAACGCTATTGTCGTATGCTCCTACAATGCTTGTACAGGGAATGACAATGCTTGCCAATTTATCACAGGGGTTTCAGACTGGCATACCTCAGCTTGTGGCAAAGATTCCACAGCTATTCACTCAGCTGATGTCAGCATTAACTGCTAATATGCCAGCCATAATTTCAAAGGGATTTGAAATCATAACAAACTTGGTATTAGGCATATGGAAAGCTGTTCCAGTGCTTTTGAGTGCAATACCGTCAATGTTTAACAGCATTGCACAGTTTCTTGTGACGAGTTATCCGGTATTCTTGCAAAAAGGGTATGAAATGATATTGAAGTTGGCAGATGGAGCAGGAAAGGCTATTCCATCAATCATTTCAACAGTGGCAAGAATTATACCTCAGATACTAAGTACACTGGTTACATTGCCATTTAAGATGTTTAACCTGGCAATGAGCGCAGTTACAAAAATGGCCAGTGGATTTAAGCCGACTACAGTTGTAGGAGCAATTGCTAGGCTAATAGTGTTGATTGGAATGAATATCAGCAAGCTTCCTGGAAAGGTGGCTTCGTGGGTGGTATCAATTCCTAGAAGATTGGCTAATGCGTTCAAGTTCACTATGCCTGATGTTGTAGGTATTGTATCAAAGAAACTGCGAGGACTTCCGGACAAGGTGTGGGGTTTTGTAAAGGGAATACCTGGAAAGCTAAAAAGTGCATTCAACTTTAGTTGGAGCCTGCCACACTTGAAATTACCTCACTTATCAGTATCAGGCGGAAAAGCACCATTTGGAATTGGTGGGAAAGGTTCGCTTCCATCATTCAGCATAAAGTGGTATCGAAAGGCGATGAATAATCCATACATGTTTGAGAACGCTACGCTTTTTGGCGCAGGTGAAGCAGGAGATGAAATAATCTATGGACGTGCCAACTTAATGAGAGACATTAGAGAGGCAGTAAATGGAAAGAACAGCAATGATGATATTGAAGAGATCATAAGAAGTCTCGCACCGGTTATTGTTGCTGCTGTTGTAGAAGCCTTAAAAAATCTCAAAATTGAAGTGGATAAGAGAGAGTTAGGAAGAGTGTTAAGAAAGGTATGATGATATGAATTTCTATTATGTTAATACTAAAAATGAGAGAGTTAATTTTTATGAGAATCCATATATCATGACTGGCACTGATCTATTGGATTGGAAGTACACAAAAAGGGACAGTTCCATTACTGCATTCTATAGAGAGGCCACTGATTACAGTATGACAGTGGCTATTCTCATTGATGATTATGCTTCCTATGATGAACTGACACAAGGATACAAGGAAGCAGCAAATAAGCTGGTAGATATATTGGACTATGATAATGCCAATGATGTTGATGGAAAGCTATATACGGATACAGGTTTCTATATGTCGTGTAGAATCATAGCAAGCAAGAAAACTACCGTACAGTACAAGTCAGGAACTCCATATCAGATTCAGGAACTAACTGTGCATAGCGAAGATCCTGTGTGGGTGAGAGAAACAAAATATATTTTTGATTCCAAAAAGGATTCAACCTACCAGGAGTTGAACTATCCTTACAATTATGATTTCAATCTAGGATTGGGAGCATTTGCAAAGACATATGAAAGAGAAACATCAATTCCAACTGATTTCAGGCTTGAAATCAAAGGAGAGTGTCAGACACCAAGGCTGACAATCAATGGAAATGTTTATGAGGTTGATGTACATGTGGACTACAATGCAACACTGATAATATCAACATTCGAGAGTGCAACGGAAGAAAAGCAGATATATATCAAGTACACTGATGGAACTATCATTAATGCATTGAACTATCGCAACAAAGATTACAATATCTTCAAGAAGATTGAGGGCGACAGGATTACGATAGAAACGGATAGCAATATTGTTTTCAATCTGATCCTGATTGAAAAGAGAAGTGAGCCTTTATGGAAATAACGCTAATTTATGCAAATGTGAATGCGAACACGCTGGAAGATGTGGGAATGCTACATGACTATACGTTGGATCTTGCATATGGATCTAGCGAAAATGATTTTGAATTGAAGATTAAGAAGAATCAGGCGGACATAAAGCCTGGCATGGCCATCTATATTGATGGGACCGAATACGGTGGGATAATTGATGAATTCAAGATTGATTCAGATGAAAATTCAATAATCTATAGCGGAAGAACATGGCATGGAATTTTGGAGGGTAAATATCTCTATCCAAACAGGAACAAGGATGCCATTGTGTATAGTGGTAATGTTACAAACAGCATAGATGATATGCTTGAAAGAATTGGGCTAAAAAACTCCATCATATCATGCTTTTATGATGAAAATGCGGAAGTGGTACAGGAGCCTTATAAGATAAGCTGTGAAGATGGAAACTACCAAAGAGCTTATACTGCACTTAGAGACTACACGTATAGTGGAATTCTGAAACCAAAGATAATAAACGGAGTAATTTCCGTTTATCCGGCTGATGAATATACAAATGATGATGTAAGCAATGCTCCGTACAAGATAACTCAGACATTTACCAATACCAACCATTTTCATCTTGTATCGTCTTCCGATGATAAGACTGCCAGATATGAAATAGATATCTACATTGATGTAGATGGTAACATTATTCCATATTCAAAAGAGAATCCAGTAAGCGACAGTGACTATTTTATGAGCGTTCCGGAAGCATATCAGGAAAAGGTACAAAAAGGCATTTCAGAGATTGTAGAGTATAGAGAGTCCGGAGTTACGGATACATACAATTATGTGATGCTGACATCGAAGCCTAAAGATTGGAATACAAAGTATAATGACTACTATGTACATAATGAGAATGCGGATGAAGATGATAATGCGGAGGAATTCATAAACGTAGAGTCAGACTCATATAGATTACTGACATCAAAACCAGCAGACTGGGATGTGCTTATAGACAATTCAAATTATGGATGTACACAGTACTATACAAAGTTTGTTGATGGTCTAGGACGTGTGCAGTGGGATTCAGTATCAAATGATACATATGAAGTATATACGCTGATGACTACAAAGCCATCAGACTGGGATACGAATTATGGAGCATATTATAGCAGGAGTGGAAATAACTATAATGCGGTTTCAAATGCTGCAGACTATAAGAGAATACTTTCAAAGCCGAGTTGGTTCTATTCAACTATAAGAGAATCAACTGGTGGTACGCACAAAGGGTATGAAGAAATATTCATTAAAAAAGGAAATGGAAGCTATGAACAGCTTAAAGGCAAGACGGAAACTGTAAAGAAGATCATGAAGACAAAACCGTCTGACTGGAACAAGAATAACTATCACAAGTATTACTATAGAGGGATGAACTCAAAAGGGAAAACTGATTATATACCATGCAACGTAAAATATGTTAAAAAGGTAAACAAGAAATCTTCCAAGAAAAAAGGGAAGACAAAGGTAACATATAAGAAAGAAACAAGAAAATTCAGTGCATTCAAGGCTAACAAGTACTATATGAATGTATCAGTTAAGATTGAGGCAAAATGGGAAAAAAACGTTGCTTATTATAGAGATGTCAACTACAAGAAGATTCCAACATTTGCAAAGAACAGGTACTACATGAAAGAGTCGAGAAACAGGGCTGCGACATGGCAATCAGGGAAGTACTATATTTATACTTTCCCAGACTGGGTTGGCGGAAGATTCTATCAGAGAATCACTGATCATTATGCTGCAATGATAAGTGATGCAATGACGGATATTCTAAAGAGCACATCAAAACAGCAGCTTGAAATAGAGCTATCTGAAAAAAATCAGTACGATATCAACGACATCATAGAAATAACGGATGAAGAGACTGGAATTACAGCACGAGAAAGAATTACGAAAAAGATACTCAAGATTGAAAAAGGAAATGTGAACATTTCTTACGAGGAAGGAGAATAGAATGGGGCATTTAGTTACAGCACATGGCGAAACAAATCATATTACTGTTGATGATACTAAAGCGTTTAATACTGCATTTCTAGGAACAGGAAATGCAGTCATTGATGGTTGCAACATTACGTATGATGCAACAAATGTAAGAATTGATACAGGAAACATGATTTTGGACGGTCGTCACTATTATAACAATGAGGGTGAGACGATTGAAGTAAGCGCTTCATCATCAGGATATAGAAAGAGTCTTATCAGCTTTGCTATTGTTGAAAATGCTATTACATTGGCCGAAGAATATCGCTGGATTGTTAGTGATGGCATAATAGCCACAAGCAGAACGGAAGCCAATTATCCAACATCGGAATATGACGAGGATGGATATAACGTAGAAGCGATTGTTGATGTTATTGGTGTTACGGTATCGACAAGTGGAATCATTACAATTGAGAAATTAATTGATGATTACATTGGGACAAATGCATTAACAAAAATCAATAAGAGAACAGAAGATATGATTGAGCTTTCAAGAATGATAGTAAACATATTGAAAAATGTATCATTATACAATGATGATATGGATTCAACATATTCAGAAAATATTGAGATCATTATGAATAGATTGGAGAATGAGTAGTGAAAAAAAGAAAAATTTATACAAATACATGTCCAGATGAACTTGTTGTAACTGAAAAATATACATATATAACAACAAATGTCACAAAAGTTACTCATGAAGAAGAAGGCATGACCACTACACATTATGAGTGTGAGCAGGATATCTATGCAAATGAGGAATATATTATCAAGATGTCTGAGAAAATTAAGAATGTTGAAGAGAAAGCTGAAAAGACACAAATTGAGACAGAAAAACTCAAAGAAGAAGCAGCTGAAAACTCACTGGAAGAGAGAATGCAGGATTTAGAGCTTGCGATGATGGAGGTGGCTTATGCAGATGGCAATGTTTATGGCGAAGATGATAATTAGAGGTTTAGCAGACATAGACAAAATCAAGAATAAGAAATTAAAAGAACAGGTTATTGAATGTCTAAAAGAAATGGGTTATTTTGACGAACAGGAGGATGAAAATGAATAAAGCGAAACACCCGGTGGTGTGTGAACACACACACACACACACACACACACACACACATACATCATATTACAAGGAGGTTACAGCGTAACCTTCTTTTATTTGAAGAAGGGTGGTGTCAGTGCGTAGATGCTGAAATTCAAGGGGTGATGGAACCATGAAAGATTTTTATGGCAATCAGCTACCCATCACGAATGCCGAGCAAGATCAGCAAGGCATGATCATTATTAATAACGCTTTTTCTGACACGTCTAAAAAAGTGCAGACATATACACCTGATAGTGACGGGATTTTTGTTATAGGATGTTCCTATCAGGCAGGTTCGTATGCGTGGATAGTAGATGAAGCAAATAGCAGCGTTAGACTTGTGTCGTGTACGATCGCTTCAGGAGGAGCTGTAGCGCAGATGAATGGAAACTGTCTTGCGTACAAAGGGCATAGATATAGATGTGAAAGCGTGAGGGGGCAGTGGTTTTTCATCCCATACAAATAAAGCATTCGCACATCAGTATGAAGGACTTTTATGGAAACAACATATCCTTTTTTGAGGAAAAGAACAGCAGTACAACAATCCGTGAAGTTTGGAACAGCGTGAGGTCACAGGAAATAACTGTACAAAAAGGAGTGTACACTGTCACATTAAAATATAGCGTTCCATTCAATGAAGGTACGTACTATGCGAGAATCTTTGCTGGAAGCAAAGAGGTGGCGAGCGAGACAAAGGTTGCCAATCCATACTACAACCTCAAGGGAACGCTTCAAGGAATCGTTGAAGTAAAAGAGGATACATCGATATTTGGAGACATTGGATGTGGACAGAATTCAGCGGTTGGAAAGCAGGTCATATTCAATCTCACAATATCAAAAATAGGATAAGACACCATTACGCAAAAAAAAACAATGAAGGATTTTTATGGAAATGAAATCATGAAATACTATGAAACAGAAAAGAAAGGAAGACTTTCAAATACGTATGGGTCAGGTCAGGTGAAAACAGATAGCCTCGACCTGACAAGAGGGACATACATACTGTCTGTCTCATGTCATTCTGAGCAATCAGTAGGGAATAAGCTATCAGCGGGAATATTTCAAGGCAGAATCCATAAGACTGATGACACAATTCTCGTTGATGGATCACACGCAGGAGATGGCGGATATGACCTGTCATTTACGAGAATGGGAATCGTCAATCTTGAAAAGGATACATCAATCTATGCTCTTGGACAGACAGCGTCTACAAACTGCGTTGGTGGTGGAATGAGAGTAGTGTTAAGAGCAGTAAAAGTAATTTAGTAATTTAGAAAAGGAGAGTTTAAGAACTCTCTTTTTAAGTGTAAAGGAGAAAAAGAATGAAAAACGAAACATACGATATCTTAAAATTTGTTGCACAGTTGGTACTTCCAGCATTAGCAACTTTATATGCTGCATTAGGTGGATTGTGGGGGCTTCCATATGTTAATGAAGTTTCAGGATCTATTATGGCAGTAGATGCATTTATGGGGGCAGTTCTCCAGGTGTCAACAAACGTTTACAATAAAGAAATTGAAAACGGAGATTAGAAATTATGCACTTGCTTGAGAGAATAATGCACATATTGAGAGGGATTGGTCTGGATTTAAAAGACTTATCAACGTTGACATTTTTTGGTATGACTCTCATACAAATTGCACCGATACGAATTGATCCATGGTCTTGGCTGCTGAACAAGGCAGGAATGTTCTTGAATCGTTCAGTTCTTAACGAGATAAGAAAGACAAATGAGAAAGTACATTCTATAGAAATCAGTCAAGAAGAGTTGAAATACTCATTCAATCAGGCGGAGGCAATCACAGCAAGAAGAAACATAGTTGAATTTGGAGACAGCCTTTTCAGGGATAATTACCGTTCTCAGGACAGTTTTGAACAGGTATTGGATGATATTGATTTGTATGAAAAATACTGTAGAAAGCATCCTGAATTTAAAAATAATCAGACAGTAATTACGTCTCATGTAATTAAGGAAGTTTATGAGGACTGCTTAAAAAGAAAACAGTTTGATGGGAAAAAGAGAGAAAGGAAAGAATAATTATGATTAATTGGCATAATATAGTAGCAAAGAGCACAAATTACGGACCAAAGCGAAAAAAGAGCGATTGTTGGTATATTGTTATACACTATGATGGCAATAAAAAATCCAGCGCAGAAGCAAACGCAAAATATTTTGCTAGAGAAAAAGTTAATGCCGGCGCAAATGTTTTTGTTGACGGAAAAGGGGTATGGAAGTCAACACCAATTACTAATGTGCCTTTTTCAGTAGGAGTTCTACATAATAGCAAGTACGCTAAATTATGGGGGAAATGTACAAACAAAAACTCCATAAATATTGAAATTTGCTGTGATGCAGGGAACTATAAACCGACTGCAAAGGCGGTTGAAAATGCAATTGAATTAACAAAATACTACATGCAAAAATATGGAATTCCACAGTCACGTGTTGTAAGACATAAGGATGTATGTGGAAAGAAATGTCCAGCATACTGGTGGGATGATAACAAATGGAAAAATGAGTTTTGGAATAAGCTAGGAAATCAGGCAACAGCAGTTGCTGCAAGTGCTTCAACATCATCAAAGCCAGCAAGTGCTAAGACAAGCGTTGCAAAATATTCAACAGGGAAATATAAGGTTACATCTGATACATTAAGAATCAGAAAAGGGCCTTCTACTTCAACAAAGGAAGTGGGAAAAATCAAAAGGGGAGAAATCTACACAATCACAAAAATTAGTGGATCTTGGGGATATCTTAAGAGTGGTGTTGGATGGATCCATTTAGGATACTGTAAGAAGGTGTAATAATGAGATTCATGTGCATCAATGAGAATGCCAATATAAGATCATTACCACACTATCTATATAACAAGCCACTAGTTGTTAAAAGAGTAATTTATGACAGCCAAGGGAAGCTCAAAGAGTATGTTCTGGAGTATGAAGAAAGATATAAGAAAAAAGAAGTCACAGTAAATCAGAAGCACTGTGAAGAGTGCTTGAATATTAGAGGTTCAATGATATTAGTTGTTATTAAACCAAAATCACCGGATATAAACGACATGGTGTATGGAATGCTTTTATATTCCAAAATTCATGCTGTAGCTAAAGAAACTGGAAGAACAGTAACTATAAAATGCGGTGAGAGAATGATAACATTTGATAAGAAATATATTCTAAGAAGATGGTAAAGGAAGAAGATGTTAAAATCTTCTTCCTTTTTTGTTATATTTGGTGGTATAGAATTGGTAAGAAACGTGTGCAAAACTGTGAAATTAGAAGCATAGAATAGTGTAATAATGCCTATAATAAAGGGCATAGCATACCACAAATTGTGTCAAATCGTTTCCCATCTTGAGCACCAGATACCAAAAAAGCCCTTTGTTAAGGGCTTTTTTTATTTACTGGTAAAGTTGTGGTAAGAATTTTCTAAAAATCATCAAGAATGTTCAAAAGTTTATCATTCTTGTTTGGGAACATATGTGCATATGTTTCCTCAATAACTCTTGGGCTGTTCCCACTAAAATTGCTAATTTCAAAAGCATCCATCCCATTATTGATCAGCAGTGAGATGAAGCTGTGTCTGAAATCATGAATGCGAATTCTTTTGAAATCATGCTTCTTACATAATGCGTCATTGTAGCGTCTAATCCTTTTCGGGTCCATTGGCCCCATTTTTTTGGTACGGGGATTGAATAATTCAATGATGTATTCTGAATCAGGATATTTTTCATGGTGCTCTTTTAGTTCTTTTAACAGCAGGCCGTTCAATGGCACATGACGTACTGAACCGTTCTTGGTGCCCTCCAGGATTGTATGATCACGATAATTATATCGTGAATGTACATACAGCATGTTGTTGTTGATGTCTTGCCATGTTCTGGCTGCGAGTTCGCCAATACGCATGCCGGTAAAATAAAGCAAGTCAAATGCCAAGAGCATAGTATCATCATCAATCAATGACCTGAATTTTTTATATTCCTCTTTCGTGTAATACTGCATTACAACTTTCGACTTGTTTTTGTGTACAAACTCAAGTGAATCGAAAGGGTTTCTAGTAATATATTCACGTTGATAGCAGAATTTAAGAAATGACTTAAATTCAGTTTGAACATGTACAATCATGCGTTCAGACAGTTCAGATTCAATTAGACGCTTCTGAAATTGCTCTATAGCATGAACATTGATGCTTTTTATCTTTATATTCCCATAAAAGCCAATTATGTGCTTATTGAGAGTGTTTTGGTAGTCTGCCACAGTTCTTGCCAAAACACGTGTTTCTTTATAATCTAAATAGTGATCAATAGCAGCAACAAGTGTTATTTCAGATGATGACGTTGAATTGATGAGTCTTGCCGATGCCTCATGTCTTTTTGCATCTTCTGCACTGAGAAAGCCACGCTTATGATATTGCTTATATTTACCGGACGGATCTACATAAGGTATTCTTACTTCATATCTTTTCTCGTTGCTTTGTGTTTTATACGCATAAACAGGCATGACTATATCCTCCTTAAAAATTATTCAGAACTAACAAAATTAGCAAGTTCATCTAATGTAAAGCCAAGAACGGAAGCAAGTTTTTTTGCATCGTCAAAATATAAATTGTTTTTCCCACGCTCAATATCAACATACCAAGCTTTTGATTTACCTACAGCTTTCCCTAATTCTTCTTGTGTCATTCCTTTATTTTTTCGTGCATTTTTTAAATATAGACCGAGTTTAATATTAAAATCACTATACATATTTTCATCTCCTCACATATTTAAATGGTAAATCTTCACTTATATAATATCTTTTGTTGGCTAATAACACAACAAAATAAAGCGTATAATAAACAAAAAAAAGACAAAATAAGTAAAAAATGGTTGACAGCCAACTTTTACTAAGTATAATTGAAGTTGAAAGTTGGCTAGAAGCCAATAAAAAGGAGAGAATATGAAGTTAAAAGTTAAAGCCATTAGAGTCAATATGAATTTTACACAAAAAGAGCTTGCTGATATCTTAAAGATGCCACTTTCAACATATCAAAAAAAAGAAAATGGCATTAGCCCTTGGTTGTATAAAGAAATTGTTGAAATTGGGAAAATAGCGAACGTAGATATTAGTGAAATAGACGCATAATTTTTTTAATTAAAAAGTTGGCTGATAGCCAATATAAAAGAAAGGAATATAACATGATTAGCAAAATAATTATAAAGTGGCTCTTTGAATGGAGCGACTCAACGTATTCACGTAAATCTAACCGATGGTATGAAGATGAAGGTATAGCGGAAGAATATAGGAATAAGAAAGGCGTTCCTATCTCAATCTTCTGCAAGTACACAGGATTCAAGGAAAAGGATGTTCTTACTGCTATTAAGCAGTTTGCGGAAGAAATGGAAAAAAATGTAAAAGAAGAAATATAGTTGGGGAGAACAGTTATGAGAAAGAGAAGAAAAAGAAAGTTAAGAAGGTGGGTAGTTGTTGCAATTCATATCATGATGATCTTGTCATTTTATACGTTTGTACTATGGGCATTCTTATCATGGGCATCAACACCATATAGAAGTATTTATCCACAGTAGTGATAGATAAGGAGAAAATAGCATGAATAAATGTTGCGGAAAATGTAAGCATACAAAATTAAATACAGCAAAGGAGAAGCAAGAGCTTCTTGATAATTTTTTAAAGACAGTAACTATGACAAGAGCAGGGGAAGACATCATAAGTCTTGAATATGTAGTGGATGATTATGGAGATGAATATGTAAATATCAACTTCAATAATAACGCTAAGAAAAGAGTGTGTATTACAGCTAATTCAATGATTGCTATATTGAGTCAGATATGTGAAGCACTGTATTGATGAAAAAGGTTTATATCGCTTTTTCTGAAAGGCGATAGCAGTCATGTGGTAGATCGGCATGGTTGCTATGGGTTTTCAGGTTCGACAAGAGATGTGACAGCAGATTCAAAACGTCTTTTGCAATAAGTACTGATTGTATCCCATTGAGATTCCTATAAATTTCTATAAGTCATAATATAATTCCTTTTTATCTAGAATCTGCTGTCGCATCTCCTGCTGAGCACCAGGAGAAGAGTATTGTGGCTTCCGCCTCCTTTAAGTATAAATGTTTTCGTTATTTTGAACAGTGACCGAGCCAGCATGGACATAAAAACAGGAAGCCACAATACATAAAAAAAGACATCCATAAAGATGCCAAATAAAAAAAGAGAAGAACCTGTCCAGGGAGCTTTCTCTTTATGTACATTGTAGCATATCAAGCAATGTATGTAAAGCGTCAAAAAGCCGCCTGAGAACAGGAAAAACGTCCTCGTTATGGATATTAACAAGTCGAACAGGTAGGTGAGTGTATGAGCTATGAATATGATGTTGATAAGACATTTAATGTAGCACTGGAAGAACAGGAAGATGAAGCAAGAGTAGTTGAAGAACTGCGAACTGGAAAAAGAAAGTTCGCATATGTAAGAAAGACTACAAAGAGTGGCCATACAAGAGAGATTGAGATTTATCCTGAGTTTACAAGAAGAGAAGTCAGAAGAAAAAGGGGAATATCAAGAAAACAAAGAGTGGCCCAAAAGAATCTCAATGACAGGAATGCAAGAAGAAAGCTTCAAAGGCTTATTGAATGCAATTTTGGAAAAGGAGACCTGTTCATTACACTTACATATGATAATGATCATCTGCCTGAAAGCATGGAACGAGCAGTAAGGAACATGCAGAACTACGTAAAAAAGTTAAATCGTCATAGACGAAAGAAAAAGCTGAAAAAAGCAAGGTATATATACATAACTGAGTGGAATAAGAAAAAGAAGATAAGATGTCACCATCATGTATTGATTGACGGTGAACAGTCGATGGATGAACTTGAAAGACTGTGGCCAAACGGAAGAAGAAACAACTGCAGAAGAGTTGATGAAAAATCTTTGGACGGTCTAGCAGCATATCTTTCAAAGGATCCTCAGGGAAAGAAGAGGTGGAATGCGTCAAAGGGACTGAAGAAGCCAAAGGTGACAAAAAGCCATCAGCTGAGAAAAAAACATCTAAGAAAGATGCTGGAGGATAGGGAGGAGATAGAAAAGTATGCTATAAAGCAATATCCAAGATGTCAGGTCGTTGAGGCAAGAAGATTTTTCAACGAGATAAACAACATGGTCTACATATACATAAAGGTGAAGGAGATTGAGGGATGAAATGAGACTGGATATGATGAGAGAAAAGCTCGAAACCTTTTGTGAAGAGCTTGAAGAGGAAGAAAAATCGGAAAATACAGTTAAGAAGTATCGCAGAGTCTGCTCTGCGATGATCAAAAGCTTTGAAGAAAAGGGCATAGCAGACGTAAGAAAGTCTGACATGATCCAGTGGAAAAAAGAAATATCCATGGAATACAGTCCTACAAGCATAAGAAGCTTTATCACGATAGCAAACAAGTTTGTTAGATATTGTGAGACGGATGATATTACCAGGATAAAGACCTACAAGTCAGTGTTGGAGCTGAAGCAGGTAAGAGATCAGAAAAATTTTACAGTCAACAATGTAGTGAGCGAATCGGATTTGGAGAGATTGACATACTGGGCTAGAAAGCTAGGCATGGAGGACATGCGTCTCATGATCATTGTGCTGTCGAGAACCGGAGTAAGATTTTCGGAGCTGAGATTCTTTACCGTAGAGAAGCTGGCAAACAGAACACAAATAAGAATCTTGAACAAGGGAAAGCATAGACAGATAACGATTCCGGATGATGTCAAGCGAGAAATAAATGGATACATAAAAAAATACAACATTGAAAGTGGATATATCTTTAGGGCTCCAAGAAACAAGGAAAAGCCGTTGGGACTCTCGACGGCATGGGAAAGATTTCAGCGAATAGCTGGACACGCAAAAATAAGTTTGAACAAGGCACACGCTCATTCTTTCCGTCACCTGTTCACCAAGAAACTGATCAGCGAGGGAAACAATATTGAACTTGTGGCAGACATACTAGGCCACAGTTCAACCGAGACAACCAGAGGTTATGCAAGGTTGAACGACAAGGAGATGAAGGACGTGATGAACAGCGTCCATTATAGAAGAAAGAGAGGAAGAAAGAAGAATGGAAATGAATAGAAACAAGTATGATCTTGTATCAGATATTGCTGAAATGCTGATTGGCATGGAGGACTTCGCAACGTGTGAAAGATGCATTGTAAAGGATGCGTGTAGAAGAAAGCTCGAAAGGAATCAGAGAACGCTATGTTTCTCAAAGAACAAGCTTGAAAGTGAAATCATCAAGAAATACGGGCTTTAATTACACGAAAAGTATTTTTGCTCAAAAAATGCCATTTTTCCCTTTAGTGGTGGGCGAAAAAACAAATTGAATTAATTGGAGATATTATAGGGATACGTCCAATTATAACGAATTACAAAAAGTGAGGATAAGGAATGATACATAAAATCAAGGAATTTTTATACAAGAACGCTTGTAGTGAATGTGATTATTACAATAAAAACAATAATATCTGTCAGTCGAAGAAGTGTGCAACTTGCGGATGTCATCCGTATGTTAATTGGGTTGACAAACATTTTTGCCAACCATACATGGCAGAAAGTGAGGAATAAATGAGGTACGTTACTTTTTACTATGATTTTCTAGGAGAAAATGTTTCTGATTTTAAAGTACATGAGGATAAAGAAAAAGCATTAAAATATTTTAACTCACATTATCATAGATGGTTTGAGTTAAAAACAAAATTTAAAGCAGATAAGTTGCCTGTAACTTATGGCTATCCTCTTCGCAAATATTATGGAGTATCAGCGAGAACTTTTAAAAAGATGTTTGATATTTCAATTGATGAAGCTATGGAGATTGCACAAGGCGGAAAAATCTACATGTTGTGATTTTGAGCTACAGGAAAGCGAGGATAAGAAATGATACTACGAACAAAAGGCGAACAAAAAGCATACCTTGATGGCTACGAAATGTGTGCTGATTGTATCAAAAAGTATCTGACAGACGAGGGCAAACGGAAATTAGAATGCTTGCTTGTTGCTGTG